GGTCGCAATCCAGTTGTTCGTGCCAAACTCCAGCTTAATGGTCATGACCGTTTCACTGAACGTCTTGGTTCTTACTTCAATTTAGTCCAGCCTTACCAGCACCACACCAACATCCCACCAACTGGTGTCAATGTATACTCATTCGGTCTCAAACCCGAAGAACACCAGCCATCTGGCACATGCAATATGTCTCGTATCGACAATGCCACCCTCCAGCTTCAGCTTACACCAAATGCTGCCCTCGGCAGTAAGATTCGTGTCTACGCTACTAATTACAATGTTCTTCGTATTATGTCCGGTATGGGGGGGCTCGCATATTCAAATTAAGCACATTTGATATTTATATCGTTATTTTTACTTCTAAATTATAATAAAATTGATTTATTTAATTATAATTACTATACACTACTTAAAGACAAGAGCATATCTATATTTATAAATGAATACCTTCGAAAACTACATAACCGCAAATAAACTCAATTGTGATATTATTGAGTATAATAAAGGACATCTATGCAAAGCAGGATGTCAAGCAAAACTAGGAATTTACAAAAATCCATATTGTATTGTTAATAGTTTAACAATGGGAAAATATGTTATTATGGAATGTAATGGAGTTTTTACTAAAATATCACTTTCATCACTTGATGAAATTAAATCAACCGGGTCAGCGTGGTTTATTTGTAAAAACAATTATATTGCCACAAACACTAAAGGGGTACAACTATACCTCCACCAATTCATCACAAATCATCATGGACACGGAAAGGGTCAAATGTCAGTAGACCATATTAATCGTGATAAACTCGATAACAGATGTGAAAATCTCCGCATTGCTACTCAATCAGAGCAGAATATGAATTGTGGTAAAAGGACAAGAAATTATAACGCCCAGGAATTACCACCGGATTTGAAGAATGTTGTAATGCCAAAATATGTATATTACAGCAGTGAAGTAATGAATAAGGGTAAACCGAATGAATATGTTCGTGAATGTTTCCGTATTGAAAAACACCCGCATTTGAAAAAGAAAATGTGGAGTTCATCTAAATCAATCAAGCGTTCAATTCTTGATAAATTGGTTGAAACAAAACAATACTTGAATCTACTTGATAACCCGAAAACAATGGCACTTGCTGAGGAGTTGGACAAAACAACATTCAAATTGCCCCCATTCGTCACATTGAGTCGCAAAGATGGAAAGGCACAACTTATATATGATAGACGAAAAGACAATAAGAGATACAATATGAAATCAACTATCAAGCAATTCGATGAAACTAAATTGGAAGAATATGTTAGTGGTTTCCTTGTAAAACTGGGTGTGAAGTATGAGGAATTGTGTTGATAATTATCAAGTAAACCGCCTTACGTGTCGTTAATCATTATGATTATTCCAAAATTACCATTGTATTTTTGGAACAATAAAATACGAATAAAATAAATAAGAATCATAAACCAATCCGACGACATCAAACGACGACTCCAGTAAAAAGAGCACATTGCGGTTTAATCTACTTATGTTCATTCTGACGATCATCGTCGTTGGTGTCACCGAATATGACTATATTCACTTCACGATGACCCGATGAGTGCACACTATGATGCGTGTGCTTATCATGATATATAGCGTTGTACTAATTCTCATACCGGTCTTTTTTTGCTGCTTTAGTTGTATGATGTGTGCTGATGCTGAACCATCTGAACCATCTGAAAAAAGCATCATATAGACGGATAACGTGTATAACAAATTATAATGGAATATTTAATGTAAATTATCTAAGTTTTTTAACAGAACATATATATGGGTCACAATCCCACCATGTCTTCGTTTTTTTATATATTTTAGGCATATTTATATTATCTATGGCATATATATCCATAATATCGAGACTATATCTTCTGTCTGACAATTCATTCATATTTTTTGTTATATTACCCCCAGTATAACATCGATACATTCGTGATATATTATAATGTGCTTTGATGTCATTATATTTTTTATTTTTATTGGATTTTAATTTCAACTTTAACTTTCTATCTTTACATATTATATCTTTATGAATATATGTGTTTTCCATTATGATAATATAATATTATAAATTATCATATTAAATTTATATTAAATTTATATTAGAACATGGTAGTTGATATAATATATCCATATTAGATATATTATGTGTTTTAGTGCTACTGAGTTGGTTGGAATTTTCATCACGATTTTAATCAAGAGCATCACATCGTAAAACATTTACTTAAAATAAATCCGAATATTAATATAGTATAAATACTAATATTAATGGAACTTGAATATACATGAATGAAATTTATAATGTGAAAAGTTAATTTCTGTTAGGAATATAACTTAGCACTCAAACCCTGTCATTAAGGATTCTAGACTAGGGTTGATTTGGTCGCATCCAAACCTGAGGAGTTTCATTGTGGACATGAGCATAACACTCGTCACTCGGGATAACAACTTAGTTTTTTCATCGTGTGTCGCGTTGTCTGATGGTTCAGGTGTCGCGTTGTCTGATGGTTCAGGTGTCGCGTTGTCTGATGATTCAGGTGTCGCGTTGTCTGATGGGTCAGGTGTCGCGTTGTATGATGGGTCAGGTGTCGCGTTGTCTGATGATTCAGGTGATTCGAAAATGTCGTTTATCACATCGTGTCTGGAATACGGTGCTTGTTGGCGGTATGCCTCTTTCGGTGTCCTATTCATAATATTTACGGAATTTGGGTTTGCACCGGCAGATATCAGCATCCGTATAACTCTGTTGTCTCCGAATAGATACGCCTCGTGTAATAGCGTTTGCTTCGCGCGTTTGCACCCTACCATCGCATTTGGATCCGCTCCTGCATCTAGCAATAGCTTCAAACAATCGATGTACTTTTCGAAATTAGTCTGAATCCATAACTGAATCACCTTGTGCGTCAATGGACTCCCGTAGTTGCCTAGAGTCGTATATGCATACACATTCGGGTTACCACCCGCCTTCAGCAATAATTCTAAAACCATGAAGTTTCCGATGGAACCCATCGCTGTCACCGGTGTAGCCCCGGGTATGCTTGGTAATTCCATATCCGGATCACCGCCTGCATTTAATAGCATCCGTGCTATTTCCACGTTATGTGCGCTATGTAATGCCGTCCGTCGTTTGGAGAGACCGAAAGGAATTCCGTCCACATCCGCGCCCTTCTCGAGCAGTGTTTTTACATCACGTGTGTTGCCATCATGACTCGCAGTAATTAGGGATTTGTTTAGGCGTTTGTCAGTACTGGGTTCAAAGGGAATCACGAATACATCACGAGCGTGTTTAAAACAACAAGTCTCGTCGTAGGTGCATTTGACGAATAACTTGAAGGAGTCATGTATATCAAAATGGTCCTTGATACGACATCGCTCCGTCGGTGTGATCCAACCATGCAAATTGGACATTGTAAACGTCAACGGAGTACCACCCTTAGGGTGGTGGAATGTTGCCATCATTGTGACAAAAATTGGTTGAGTTTAATAATACTATTATATTTATCGAATTTCCTTTTATTGGTGTTATGTATATTCCATAATAAAAAATTAAAAAGAGTCAAAAACAAAACTCTAAGCAAAAATGTCAACAAACGATGATGAAGACTCCAAAAACGGTTCGGCGTGTGGTTTTAACCTTATCATGTTCATTCTGACGATTATCGTCTTTGCGAACGTGAACTCGCTCATGATCGGTATTGCCGGATGTGACCTTACAATTGAGTATGATTACATTCAATTCGCGATGTATGGAACAATTGTGTCAATGGTTACATACCTCATTCTTGCCATTGCTATTGTGTTCGAACGAAGAGGTGAAATCATTCAGAAACTCTGTTTTTTTATCATTTTCGGATGCATGATCAACCAGTTTTATTGGATGGGTCAAATTTGGCACGCATATCATAAAAGTTACCTCTTTTTCTACACTGACTTCTGGACGACCACCCGGTCTCAATGTATTGACGCACCGAATCAATGGGTGTACACTATGATGTGTGTACTTATCAAAATCTATGGTGCACGAATGATGCTAGTGGTTCTTTGCATCCCGTGCTGTTGTTGCTGTGCTGGTTGTATGACATGTGCTAACGCATCGACAGACGAACAAAGTGTTGATACTACAGATTCATATTCAATGGCATAGATGTTTAACCGACATAACTATTACAACTAATTATAAAGAAAACTCCATATTATAACATATATAACTACTAATATTAATGGAACTTGAATATACATGAATGAAATTTATAATGTGTTAATTTATATTCCTAACGGAAATTAACTTAGCAACCAAAGTTACACATAATCGTGTTTAGACTTGGCGGGGTGCGTACAATCATCCTCGATACGACGGATATAAGACCCCGACCGATCCATGTGGCAATGTATGGTCCAAACAGGGCAATTGTCCCCGGGTTACGTGTCGATATCGCAAGTTCTATTGGTGTTATACCTCTAGCGTCCTTTGCGAATGGGGATGCCCCCGAAGCCAACAGTGGTGATATCACCTCGTTGCTGTTAGTTCGAATTGCCGTGTGTAACGGACGTTGACCGCCGTTACAAATACACCCGAGTGCTGTATGTTCGCAACGACACGGCCAAGGCACATTCGGGTCTGCCCCCACGCCAAGCAGTATGTTCATAGTAGACATCGAGTTTGGTTCGCCCAGGTAACAACATCTGTGTATAAGCTGCATCCCTCCAGGTAGTAGAGCATCCGGGTTTGCGCCCCGTAAGATCGATTCGGTGAGATCGATTCGGTGATATCGTCGAAAGATGACAGCATCAACGCTTTATAGAGATCAGTATCGTACTTATTATCGCGTTCGATGGGTACGAGATAGTACATAGACACTCCGGGGAGTGGGAGTGCCGCAGTGTGGGGGATTGGGTTATATCCCCCCTTCGCAAACAATGCGAAGGGACTGGTACCAAAATTGGAAACGATGAGTTTCCGCGTCAAACTAGCAGATCGGGTCAATACGCTATTTCCATCTAGGGTATACACCGTGTAACTCATATTTGCTAGTACTATAATATACTAAATAGTCGTCGATTTTTAGTATAATACGACATGGATAAGTCGGGTATAACTATTACAACTAATTATAAAGAAATCTCCATATTATAACATATATAACTACTAACATTAATGGAACTCGAATATGTATTAAAAGACTATAATTATAGTGAGTTTAATATATTAATCACATCAATTAATACAAATATATGTGAGAACTATAATTTGACAATACCGGACAAGGATTCAAAGCACCCACTTATTAGTTATATAAAATTGATAGAATCATACGGGTATCCACACGAAAAATGTTTAGAATTGATGATAACGGTATATATGATTATAATTCCATTATCGAATTATGAAGTATTTGTTAATACATTAATCATAGACACTAGTCATGACTTTACCAATCCTATAAATCATACCCGATCATATAGTCTTAAAGACGGACATGAATTAGAAGTTGATGATTCGTCGATTACATTTCGAAAAGTATATGTAAGTGGAAAAACATTCGATATATTTGGAGAAATAGATGAAATCAGTAAAAATACTAACAAACCTTTACAAGATCGTTACGAAGATTTGATAGATAACTTTAATAGTTGGTATAATGATTTAATATATCATAAATCATTGTTAAATTTGGAATTGACAAAACTATTGACAAAACTAGATTATACTAAATACGATGAAGACTTCGAGAATTTATTATTAGACCTAAAAACATTTAATGATATTCAATATCCACTAGTTCAATATCCAACGGCAGATTTCCAATTTACAACTCGAACCGAAAAGAGAAATATAATGTCATTGTTTCATTATATGTTAGAATTTAATGAAAAGATATCTGAAAGTAATGAAAATCAATTACAGCAAGCAATTGATTTATCAGAATCACCTCAAGAACTAAATGAATTACAGCAAGCAATTGATTTATCGTTAAAAGAACACCAAACAAGTGATGATTCACCTAAAAAAATAAATCCAATTAAGAAAGAAACTCCAACTAAGAAAGAAACACCAACTAAGAAAGAAACTCCAACTAAGAAAGAAACACCAACTAAGAAAGTAAAATCTATATTACACCAACAACCAATAAGTATCAGTGGTCAAAGGGCAGAAGAAAGACTACGTATACGGGACAATAAATATAAAAAGAAGAAGTGATTCACATCACCTTCTCTTATATAAGGATTGGTTGATATATCTGTTTTCGAGTTGATGATTGATTATCTTCCCAATATTGATATGGGGTTTGTTCTTCATTAATTCGTTTAGTCATCATACGATGTTGTTCTTGGAAATAATCCGATAGAATTACCATTCTGAGGATTGTCTTATTTTCAACGATAATAAGTCCACTGAAATGCCGCAAATCTTGCCCTGTCATGTTTTTCTCAGTGAAACTAACCCGATGTTGTTTAGATGCGTTTACAAATAGTGTATACACTTCTTCGAATGTTATATTTGATTCTCTCTTAAGAGGGAAATTGTTTGCAAATGATTGGTTTGTTATTTGCGTGTTCATATTATATTATAATAGGGTATTGTTTTATATGGATTACTACTTAATAAAACGTTTATAGAATAACTCTATATAGTCATTAATCTCTAATTTTATATATTATATTATATAATATGGCATCAAATGTTGTTAAATTTTTGTTTAACTATACTATAATTAAATATGTACCTCAATTACAAAAGGAAATTAGAGAACTTAAAAAGAAAGCAGATAAATTGAAGTTACCTGAAAGAAATAAGATTATATATATGTTATATCATTTAGATGGTCCACATATTAGATATATAGACTTAATAACACCAAAAGTAAAGAATAACTTTACAATATACGTTAAATTAAATAACTATAATTGTATAAAATATAATAATAAATATATAAATAATATTAAAAATTATAAATATTTTATTCATACTAATACTAAATTTGATGGTGATGAGATACTAGAAATTGATAATATGAAACCATATGATTGGATGAATTATAAATTAAAATCTTATAATTTTGATTATTATACATTGCATAATAAATTTATTATAAGTAATGTATATAATAATTGGATTAATATTACCAATAAAACTAATATAAAAACAATCCAATTAAAAAATAAAGGATTATGCTATCCGAATGAATGTAAATCATTTTCTAAAAATATATTAAAACATAAACCTTTTATAGTAAAGAAGATAAATACAAAAATATTATATATAAAAATTGGATCATTTGCTGTATATGACAAAAAAAATAATGTAATACCGCATTTATATTACATAAAAAAAAAATTAAAACCCAAATTAGTATCAGTTAAATTCTATCAAAATAAAAATATTATAATAGATATACGAGGTAATGGAGGTGGTAATCAGGAAACAGCATACCCATTCATAGAAGCAATATTTGGTGAAGATATTGAAGAATTCTTAAAACAAAAAAAGCAAATGAAAGCAATTGATTATTCAAAAACTAAATCAATTGAAATTATAGATAAACAACATATTAATTATAATGTTGTGAATAAATTTACAGGTAAATTATTTATTTTAATGAATTACGAAAGTTGGTCTACGTCAATTATATTTGTTTCTTGGTTGAAATATTTAAAATCTAAATTTAATATCGATATTACATTTATCGGAACAGCAATAGGTTATCAAGAAAAATTATCAAATCCTAATATTATAAAACATTATAAAAAATATAATTTAAAAATAGTTGCTCCAAGTAGATACATCTATAAACATGGTATAAAAAATACCGACATTGTATTCACACCAGATTATTATTATGATAATATGAAGAAACCAAGAGACCATTTATATCCCGAACAAGATATCCCAATTGATTTTATAAAGAAGTTGATAAAAATCAAATAATGACCGGTATAAATATAATATATATTAAATATATATATTATATATGAATAATAATATAAATTATTTATATATTATTTTGTGTAGTTTATGTTACGCATTATTTTATTTTGCCTATAAATTTGCCAGTAATTACATAAGTAATATACATTTAATCATATTACAATATTTTATACTGAGTGCTTTTTTTATAATATATATTATATTCAAACACAAAGAATTCATAAAAGAAGTGAATTTAAGAACAATCGGATATGCCAGTGTACTTGGATTAACAAGTATTTTCAGTGCGTTATTGTTATATAAAATGTTAAAATCAGAATCATTTGTTAAGATAGTTTCCGTATTAGAACCACTTATTGTTATTATGTCAGTTATATTAGGAGTTGTTTATTTACAAGATATATTATCAATAACAAATATTTGTGGTATTATATTATCACTAATCGGTATATATTTAACCATACATTAATCATCTGCCGCCACTGCTCACCCTTTCAGTTTCAGTGAATTCCACCCCTTGACTTTCACCAGTGCGAGAACGTTGGACTCCGGCAGATACTCCTCTAAATGCTTGTTGCATTCCTTCTGGGGTAGCCCCTGTATTTAGAGATGCACCGCGTCCAATTCCATAGTTATGCGATAGTTGCTCAGCATCAAGACTGTTTGTCCCAATCATTACAATATTCCACCCCTGTGCCTTCTTTCTTTCAATCATTTGTCGCATTGAGTGAATTGAATGTCGTCCACTGGCATTGTCACCCCCGTCAGATACGACTACCATTACTACTTCGTCATTAATATTGTAATTAGTCGTGATAAATCCAATCATATCACATACAGCATCATAATATGCCGTACTTCCACTTGGGACAATGCTGTAATACGCATTATCAATCGTTGTTTCAGTCTTCAAATCCACGCCATTAAATAGATGATGGAGTTCATTCGAGAATGTTGACCCGTAAAACTTCACATCGTGTTCAATTTTCTTTTGTTCATTAATGAACTCCAATAGTCCTTGCTCTACAACATTCTTATAAATACTAGTCATTGAACCGGATGTATCAACCAGGAAACCAATATGCGATGTCTTATTTTCGCATAGATACCATGCGTTATAATGTGCGTTATGCTCCACTAGTTTTGTAATTTCCGTTTCTCCTTCTTGTAGTTGGTGTCTGAATACTGACCTATATCCGACCCCTGTTTGCTGGAATGGATTACCATTATTAAATGTAATCGTAAATCCACTGAAAATATCCAGATGAACCGATTGGTCATTCCTATCATTATGTTCTTCGATAGTATTTGAACTATCTGGCGGATAAAGGACAATTTCTCCATTCAACGGGTCGATAGACCCCCATACAATGTTATTCTGATATTGTTCAGTAACCAAAGTGGTTTTAGTAATTGCCAATGAATTGGTGGGTGTCGACGCACCTGTTTGCGCACCTGTTTGCGCACTTGTTTGTGCACATGTATTAGTTGTATTATCTCTTGTTGTCATTATATATATATGACGTCAATTGTTTAAGTATATATTAACAGTCGTATATTGATATAAAATTGAATAAATATTATAATATATTTATAATACCCTCCAATATGTCAACCAATCCGTTCTTAATGCTAAATATGTTAAACGACATGATTGTTGATACTCACGCAAATAACCTTCAACCCGTCGACGTTGTCATTCAACATATCGTCGCAACACGTCAGTGTATTATGAATACCGGTCCGTCTGATTATTGTTCAACCCAATCTCCATTTGAGATGACATATGATATTCTAAAAGAAGGTCTTGTATCGGTATTTCTTCAAATACCAGAATATAAGGACAAATCATCCGAATTTATTAGCGACTTCAGCAGACCATTTATTGCAGCACTCATTAAGTATTATGAAGAACAAAGTGATATTTGCGACAGTCGTACTGATATGATATTTGTTTTATATACACGTCTTAAGCATCGATAGTAAAACAGCGAACTTTTCATTATAATATTCATAATTATCTCATATATACATATCCAATGTATTATTATTGTCTTTACGTTTTTTAATTTCATCATTTTGTATATAAAATTCAAGCCCCTTATTTAAATCACATATCGTTAATTTCTTTTTATCATCAGGGGGTATTGTCATTGCTCTTCTTGCATGGACGATTCTACAGCTGTTAAAATAGTTCTCTAAATCGCCACCATAGTATTTAAAATAACATTTGTTTTTAGTAAAGAATGATACCATGGGTATGAAATCTTCTTTAAATCCCCATTTATATTCTTTTACAAGTTTTATAAATATATCTCGTAACTCTTCATCTGTATAGTTTTTTATACTAAATCTATATGGAAACCGGCGTTCAAGTCCAATGTTATAACTAAAAAATGATTTTTTTAATTCCTCTGCATATCCTGCTATAATACAAATAAAATTACATTTCTCTTCTGATAAATTCTGGTTTAATATATCAATACATTCCTTTGAATAACTATCTTTTCCATCTGGATTCCCAAGTGAATATGCTTCATCTATAAATAATATACCACCTTTTGCTTCATCTATAACACGCTGTGTTTTATCAGCAGTGTGTCCTAAGTATTGACCAATTAAGTCGGTGCGTTTTACGGATTTAAAAACGTCGGTTTTTAATATACCCATTCTAAGATAAATATCTCCTATTATTTTAGCCACTTCTGTTTTACCAGTCCCGGGCATTCCTTCTATAATAGTGTGAAGCATTGACGAATTCCCTACCTCAAAATTCTGTATATTATATAATATTAAATCAACAATAGTATTCTTAATATCCATCATCCCAATCAATGATTTAAGTTTTTCAAGTGGTTTTATTAACTTGTTTAATATTTCTAAATTAAGTGTATATTTCTTCGTTTCTTTTGGATCATATATTTTACCTAATTCTATAATATCATCTATGGTTTTAACTTCATTCTCTAATATAATTAATTCAGTGTCTTTTATATTATCAAAATAAGTTGATACATGTGTTTGTTTTTTAAGTTTATCATCGCTCGAATTATCAGTTAAATCTGTATTAAAAACATGTGGAAATTTTATAAATATATTCGCATCCTCACTTTGCGTCTCTTTATTGAGGTGTCTTGATTGTATTTTATTAACAATATCTCTAAATTTATTAAGAACTGGATCATTAGATGGTCGATTAATCGATATATTACTATTCGTCTTAGTTTTCGACACATCGGTTGAACTGTAACACTTATTATATTTATCATATTTATTATTTGATTGTCTAACTAACTTTGGTGGTGTAAGAAATCCAATGTTGTTTGAGAAAACAGATTGTTTATTATGAGATGATTGTTTATGTTTCCTATGATTGTTAGTATATCCATTGTTATTATTGAATCCTTGATTGGGGTTGTTATTGTTGTTATTATTGAATCCTTGATTGGGGTTGTTATTGTTGAATCCTTGATTGGGGTTGTTATTGTTGTTATTATTGAATCCTTGATTGGGGTTGTTATTGTTGTTATTATTGAATCCTTGATTGGGGTTGTTATTGTTGTTATTATTGAATCCTTGATTG